GGGCATTGCTGCTCTATCTTATCTCATAGCGAGATAGTGACATACGTCAAGCTTCTTGATGTTTTATCATCCTATGCGCCTAATATACCATCTGAAAAGATGATAGGTGTTAGTTGGTGTCCACTAGTCCCTTATTATGATATGAAAAGGGCCTCACTGAGGTCAATGAGTAGTGGGTGATAATAATACTATTGACAAATAGCTATCGATCCTAAATTGGAACCATCCAAGGTTGTATAACCTACCTGCAGCCCCCGCAAGGGGAAACTGAAGGAAAAATGGTGCAAATAAATATAAAATACTTATGATAAAATTATTAAATTCTTTTAACAACTTTTCATTTCGTATTATTAAATTATTAGTACCCTCTTTTTCGGGTATGCTCTGTGTAAAAGCAGGGCGACCACTTGTAAATCACCTCTTACGAGGTGTTCTATTAGTGAAAGGCTCTATCACAAATTCTTGGGTTAAAGTTACTATAACTTATGTTCGATATTTATATTATCTGAATAAACATAATGGGCCATCTTACGTGGCGAAGTACCTTAAAAGTTGTGTTTCGTTACTAATGCAAGCCCTTGCGGGTGCACAGCACTCTTCAACACAAGTACTTGGTGTAGCGGTTTCTAGGACTAATCGAGGTTTACCTCGTATTATCCCTAAACTCCATAGATCTAAGATCCGTGGAGGAGACCTGCTATATATTAGATTATGGTTGACTTTGTTCAGTTTATATCGAGTAATCGATTTTACTGGTAGACTTAAAATATCTACAATCATAACGCCGTCAAAGGCTATAATCAATACTAACGAGTTAGAACGAGCTACATTATCACTTAAACAACAATTTAAGTCTAGTGTTGCAGTCGATGTAACCAAAGATACATTGCGTACCTTTTGGATTGCATCTTCGTCACCTAATACAATTAATGTACCCGTAGCGGATAAGAACATTTCGTCTTATTCTACTTCTATATACGCCGTAATAGGTTCGTTAAGAGCATATTCCTATAACAAAATGTGGAATATTGCCTTTGAACTTATTGTAAGATTTAAATACATCGGAGGTAGCAAGGCTATGAACCCTATTGTCAGAATCCTTCAATTCTGTCAATCAGCGGTTACACACTTCCCATCTGAAGTATTATATCGCATTCGAGATGATTTTGATTTTGATCATAACACTCAAAGCGATGAAGTTTCTCTGAACTCTCTTTATATGGGTAAATTATCCTTTAAAGTTGAGCCTGCAGGGAAAATAAGAGTCTTTGCAATGGTTGATTGCTTTACCCAATGGTTGTTATCTCCATTACATAAAGCGATATTTAATTTTCTTAGAAAAATTCCTGAGGATGCGACTCATAATCAAGATTTGACATTGAGTACATTTGTGGAACGTTTACGTAACAGCAAAATCGAAGAAGTTTATTCTTTTGATTTAACTGCTGCTACTGACCGTATTCCAGTATCCGCTCAAGCGATGATATTAGATATCTTTGCTGAACGAAAGGTTGGAGCTGTTTGGTCTAAATTCCTTACAAATAGATGGTATAAACTATCTACCCCTGTATGGGATCCAAAAGCAATAACTTGTAGTGCTTTAGGAATTGATCCTGAAGTTGAAAAGGATAATCCTTTCCTTCTTCTGAAATTAAGTAAAGCCGGTAATGATGGACAACAATTGCCGTACGTGCATGCTGTTAAATATGCAGCAGGCCAGCCCATGGGAGCTCTGTCTTCGTGGGCGATGCTTGCCTTAACTCACCATATTATGGTTCGTATAGCCGCGCTTCGCGTAGGTTATAGAGAATTCTCCTTTTATCTAGTCCTCGGTGATGACTTAGTCATTGCCGACAAACGAGTCGCTGCTGCTTATTTGGCATTAGCAAAAGAATGGGATATTGAAATTAATTTATCAAAATCTGTTCTTTCTGATAATGGATCTCTAGAATTTGCTAAACGTTTTGTTTACAAATACGAAGATGTTTCCGGTCTCTCATTCAGGGAAATGGCCGTAGCCAAATATGACATAAGAGGACTTCTACAGTTATTTACTCGAATCAATAAATTTAGAAACATAAGAATTTCTGAATTATTGTCTTTCTTAGGACATGGATATAAAGCTTTATCTCGTATTAATACTAGATATACCAAATTAGGTAAGAGTATGGCAAAAGCTTTGCTTCTGCTATCTTATCCTAAAATGATATTTTCAAAGCTTAATACGTATAAAGAATGGATTACTTCTTCAGCTTTTAATAAAGCTGGGAATCTTACCATTATTTCAGAACAATTAGATTACTTAAAGGATTTAGGTCGTAAAACAGCTAATTCTGTTAAACAGAGTTACTTACCTCGAAATCCATCTGAATTTAAGTCTTTCTTTTTCAGTATGTTATCGGTCCATTCCAGATTTGACCCTTCCTTCTCTGATAAATTTCAGACAGACCCTTACTTTGTAAAGGCCTGGGAAGAACTGGGAGAACCTCTTCAGGCATTAATGATGCCCTTGTATGAAGAGATTCATAACAGTTGGGATCAAACAGTAGTAACTATTAAAGATACTTATGATTTTGACTCAGATTTAGATCTGGATACTCTATGGAGCTATTTAGTAGATTTAGAAGATATTTCTTCTGAATCCAAAAATGCTTCAGAGTTCCGACCTATTGATGACATCATCACATTAGGTTCTTCACTATTACTGAAACGTGCGAATATTATACGTTCACACTTTAGAACGCTTGCTCAAGAACATAAAGAGAAGTTTAATCAACCTTCTCCTAGATATCCTCAAAAAGCCGTTGAAAGTGATCTCATGAAAAGAATCATGATGAAATTCAATAAACTTAAATTAAGTAAAGGAATAAGCTAGGTATTACGCCGATTAAGGCAATATTACCCGTGAGAGTTTTAATCTCAAACTCAATACCCGTATATTTTGTTATACTCAGTATTGTACAGTAGGCCATGTCCAGGATTCAAAACTTACTCAATAAGATTATTATATGAGTTAAGGATGAAAGGACCAATGTCACCACTTATCTTATTCCCTCTGCTAGATGATTATAGTTGGTCATCTATTTTAGGTTGAAGCTCAGTCAATGGGCAAGGCTTTTAGTCTTAATCATCCCCCTCACAAAGGTAAGGGTGAACAAATTAATAATACGCTTCTTGCGCCGTCGCTATATCAATATTTAAGTGAAAACTTAAAGGGTGG